GTCGATTCTTGGTCCCAAGGTGCTAGGCAGCACCTTGAGAGCAGTAATCTCTACTGCGGGATCTCGGCAACTCTTTCGAGTAAATCCGAGACGACGGATTCCCACCGTCGCCAGTCTAGTCCGTAATCAGAATGATCACGGCCAGACGGGGCGTACCAGTCCCAATTAGGACTGATACGGCGCTTTGCTTGGTATTTAACCCTGTCCGATCGGACAGGTAAACGCCAAGAGCTAACCCCACCTTGCAGCACGCTGATATATAGCCCACTCGGGTTATAGATCAGAGACTTATGTCGAGCAGGTACAACAACGTTCCCGTCTTCGAAACGCAACACCTTAGCAATTGGCTCCATGCAGGTATAAACCTGACTCTGGAAGTGCCTATGCCGAGGAAGATGTTGGGCGAAGACTTTTTGAACTTGGATACCCGAATCGATGTTAGCCCAGCGAGGAATAGGTAAATACTTCACCGTAAGGAGAAGTCGACCTATCAACTTCGGTAGGACTATCCCGGTCATTGTTGAGAACCGGATAAGCTGATTAATTGCTGCAAAACGTGAAGGCATGGATTCCAGACTCTTGAGGTAAACGCCCCTAACGGGGGCTCCCTTATAGAAATCTGAGCCACAACTTTCACGGAACGGTCCTTCTACAAAGGACTTATCGTCATTAACACTGAAGCCTAAGAGTGTAAGAAGGTGGATAACATCCCCAGCGCAAGCGCTGGGACATATGATATCATCTCCGAACACACTCCAAAGCTCCGATGACTGCGATTTATGCTCGGGTATTCCCCGAAACTTCATCGCAGCGACGACGACGGCAGAGAATATCATGGTTTCTAGAGGGAAGGTAAAACCGTTCCCCATAGAGCTTACCATGTGTAGCTCGACCGTACCCATCTGAGGTATTTCTACGTAGTCACATCGGAGACGCTTCAACCACCCGACAAAGTCAGGAGGCAACGCCCATTCCAACATTTTAGTAGATATACTGTCTGAGGCACTAGATAAATCTAGTGTTACCAGACCATCCGTTATGGAGCCCAAACGGGCGAGATCTCTATTCACGAACTGCTGCGTCTGCAGGGCGATACCAAATCGCTCGCGTAGCCGCCGTTCGAGGTGTATGCCGAACCCTAACTGAAAATATGTATTCAGTGTTGGCTCGGTACATATACACCTAGAAATCTCGACGTTCTTAGGAACAAAGCTAAGACGACTCCCTGCCACTACACGAGGTCCTCCGTAATTTTCGGATCTAAGCATTTCAGCTTCGTTCCAATACGGAAACTTGTCGGTATAGCGCCTGTACCAATTGTACAGCCATTCTGACGTACAAGTCAGAGGAGACGCAAACATCTTTGCATAGAAGCTTTCGCCTCTTGCACCGATGTTAGAACCAGGCCCGACCCTTCCTGCAAGCAGGACGTCGAACGGATGATCCACAAGTGCGCATCCATCTTGAAACCAAAATGAGTTAGCCACGTCTTTAAAGTGGTTAAGTAACATTTCGGTTCTGGAGTCAATTTGATCGACTCCAGGTAGCGCCCATTCTTTGCACTTTGTATTCGCTGCAAGGAATTTTGCTAAGGCTGCCGCGTCGGCTTTCTCAGTACTTTCACTTGACCATTTCTTAGTCAGTGATTTCGTGATACTAACGGCCGCAGCTTCCATCGCAGACGCCTCAGGTGCCAAGATGCCATCAAATGGCAAACCCTGGTCCTTAAGGTCAGATGAAAGGAGGTGATTGAGTTCTTCAGACGTGATTGTCATAAAGGACCTATCTCCTGTGAGACATAGAGTTCTCTACTTAGCGATTGCTAATGTGTGTAGAGGCTCGCTGGAGTCCGGAGAGAAACTCTCCGATAGACTCAGCCGAAAGGAGGAAAAGCAAAGCGAAGATTCCTAATATTACTATTAGTGTTCTCACGATGCGCCTCCTATCAAGCCAGGACGCCCGTCTTCAGGGTATCGCCAAGGTCTGCCGACTCTTCACTGAGTAGGCCGACCATGAACGAAGCCAAAGCAAGGACGTCGTCAGGGTTGTATGTCTCCATTCCCGCGGGAATATCCCACGTGACACGGCAGATCGCCGTGACAGGAACGCCAGACGCAGCGTAACCACCCTTTCGGATGATCAGCTTGTACTGGTTCATCGGGATCGGCCCGCGAATACCCGTTACCGGGTTCGCGGCTGGCAGCTGTTTAAAGGCTGCCGGCTTATAGAACGTTGCCGTAAACGGCAACGAGGCCGAATTTGCAACCGCAGTACCCTGTGTTCCGCCTAAGGCGGACACAGTTTTCTGCTTTGCATTAATCACAGGAGCGAGGTCATCCACCAACGTGTAAGTTGGCGAAGTGAATCCCGTCTGTGCACCGCCGGTAGTTGAACTATCGGGTGACCATGACATAGTGAATTACTCCACAGGTTAACAGGGTTTAAAAGAGTTGCACACCATTTCTGGCAAGCAACCGACTAGTAGCTCTATGAGTAATAGCTAAAGCGGCCATGTTAAGCCACTTCGTAGACGTTCCCGGAATACGAAACTCCAGAGTTGGAGTCAAGTGTTTAGGGTCAAACGTCTCACGGCGAACATACTCACGAGTTATTACGAAGGGACCACCGAGGTAGGTACGTTTGTCAGTATCCCACTGACCACCAGGGAGAGCTTGGAACGACACAGAGCCTGGGTTAGAAGTAAACTTGCTAACCTTCTTTGTGCCGCTATTAAGCCATCCCACTCCACTCGTGTTCAACGAGTAGCCGTCGATTATATTGCCAATATTGGCAAAGTAATCGACAAAGAAGGAGTAAGGTATAAGCTCCCAGATAGTTGGAAGGAATTCGGAAAGCCGAACGCCGAACTCATCTAGGACAGGATTGTTAAAATTCTCTACACCGTGAGGCGTAGCATTAACAGATCCATACACCTTGAACGCGTATTCAGTCGAAGAATTCGTCTGATACGTATAACTCATTGGACCACTCGTTCTAGTGCCTTTAAATCCACCCTGGTTTTCACCAGAGGAACTTTGGGCATAGATGCGAATGCTGGGAGGCCGGTATGTCTGGATACGCGCCAGGGCATGAGCCCCGTCGTT